GAGGAATCAAAGATACTCCTGGGATGATCGCGGGTGACTCTCACTTTCGCAGCTAGCGCGCTCCAATTTGATACTGTAGGTAGACACAGTCCCACTATCGTAGCTGGCACGGCCTGTATTGGCAAAGCGCTGTTATTCTCCCTAAAGAAAACAGTGAAAAGAGATCATAGCTTAAACCCTCTATACTATGTATTGCACGATTTATTGTCATTACGTGCGCAACAGGAAGTATATCTACCTAATACCGTAGCATAAGATAGACAGGTAATATTCAACAGTGGACGTTCTGTGAATACCGCTATGGATGTATTGCGAGCTAACAATACATGTTTGGTGCCTACAAGTTTTCGTAGGATTTATTATTTTTACTATGACTATTTTAGTCCACCACATGCACCCAGTTTCGGGGCATTCAGCTGATCGAGACATGTAACCTCTAGCATCTCTCTCCGTTTCTCAAGCATATTTCATTTCAGGGTGGCCGTAGCCACCCACTCAAAGCCACTCCCCCGAAGGATAAGAGTGGAACGATGATGAATGCATGATAACAGATGAGAGCTCCACTAGGACGGATTTTCCGTTAACAGCGGTCTCACTTCAGTTAGTCTTCTAAGCCTTGTTCAGGCTGCTCTCAGTGGCTTCCCTCAGCCACGGAAAAGTTGACGCCAGTCCCAGGCGTCTGAGGCCTCGAGCCTATGTAGCAATCCTAGTGGGTAACCATGCTTCTGAGTGAGCATGTTGTGCCATGATTGTTCGTTAGGATGCGTATAGACATCGATACCTGTTGTGAAGGAGGAGGCATGTAGTTATTCCTCTACTAATGCATGTTCCCTTTTAGTGTTGGGACGTAGAGATAACTTGGAACGGCGATTAAGTTCACTCTCCACCAATGTGAGCCCCTAGCTCCAACATTGGTTCTACTTCACAAAACTCCAATTCATTACGCGGGCTTGATTTACTTGAGTCAAACGCTGTTTCTCTGTTGAATCGTTCGGATTAATGTTCAGAGACCAGTTGCCGGCGGCGAGCACTCGATCAATTTTACGAGTTACTCTGAATTGGTCGTGCACGTAAGCATCTCTACTGAGAAAATCTACAAAGTCGTATTCACCGACGTATACTTCACGTGCGCACTGTCCCAGACCCCATACCCCGTAATCGACATTTTTGCAGTGGGTGAGAGACAAACTGCTGGAAAGGGAAAGCACCATCCCGGCGCGTCCAGCAATCATAACATCATCACCTGCCACGTAAACGATGATGTTAAGAGATCTACCCCAGAAGACATTCTATGCTTCTTCGATTCCAAAATTGACAAAGACTAAGAAGGTAATGTAAGAGAGCGTTCTTAGTGAATTGCCAAGTGTTGTCCTTGTGGGGTGGCCGCTAAATGTTGTACCGCAGATCTACAAAGAGTAGAGCTGTAAATCGATTCCATTAACTCTAGTAGTACAACTAGCAGGGAACCAGTCTGACAAAATTGCTTCTTTGGCGGAGCGTTGGAGGTCAGCTGGAACGGCGTACTTATCCAATATTCTTCCAATGGACGAAAATAGTACGCTGTCGACGGAGTTGATAAGATGATACCACTGATGAGAATCATGTGAACTACCGTCGAAAACGAGGACCTTTACATCTTCTTCGCCGAAGCGATAGACGAGTTCAAACCTGTCTTAGGTGATCCTCTTGCTCAAAGCATCCTGACTATAACCACAAATGATTGATGGGATGAGACTTTTGCATGCTTTTATGTATAATCTATTCATCCATCCTGGGATAGCTTTGAGTGTTCTGGAAGGGCCCCATATTTGTCTGGGGCGCCCTTCCATCTTGCCTTCGGAAGCGGGGATAGGCAAGGTTCTCTACCACTCACCTGTTTTCGTAAAACAGTTCAGATTAAGATCAACCGGTTTTCCGGAAAGGACATCGAGATAGCCCTACTCGATTGCTTGTCGCTTTCCACCAGCATAATGGTGAGTGTGAGTGAAAAAGTCGTAATCATTTTCTGAATCGTATTAAACGACTTTTTCGGACAGTTGTTACACTAGAGGCTCAATCAGCTTGGAATACTGACTAATGACATCAAGTCGGGGGTAGAGCTTAGTGTACAAGTGCCTGGCCAAGAGAGAGGCGATGTCGTTAAGGGGGCATCTTCCGAATGTGTGAACGTGTGGTTCAGTGTCATCGAAGAGATCTTTTCTCTCTGGCGTATACCTTACTACTTTGGTCTGTTTACAATTGCAAAATTTGGAGTAGTAGGCATAAAGTTGCTATGGTGTGTCGAAAGTAATTTCCTATTGTTCAGACTAGGAATGGGCATCAAGACTGTAGAGCTTAAACTCTTTAACATGGCACCATTCACTCACCACCAACTTTTCGACATTTGCGTGGCACAAATGTTCGGCATCCGAAACCTTCAGAGCGAGACGCTTCACCCATTTCTTATAGCGCTCCTACTAGCGTAACTTAATCCGCTTAGTATCATCTCCACCACTGAGTTTCAGATCATCGTTGCAGTATATGCAACGGAGTTGCTCACCTCTCTTTCGGTACGCATGCTAGCATCTAAATGCTCCTTTGGTTAACATTGTTGTAATAACCTGAGAGAGGGGCTGTGGCTTTACATTGACTAACACTTTAAAGAGATTCTTGTACCTCATGACTACACTTATGCTACACATTGTTAAGACTACTATGTAAGCCAATAAGTGGAAGATGTTAGTATATAAAGCTCTCAAGATCTAGTAAGCATCACCTTAAACCGGGAGATATGACGGATCATATTTAAAGACCGCGCCAATGACTAACTTACTGATCAAGAGAATAAGAATGTCCTTCCATTGAGTTAAATAGTAGGTGACATAGAGTTCGAGTTTCTCATTAAGGTATCCGCAGATACGTTATCCTACTGTCTCTTTGTACTCAGACACTTCTTCTTCCTGTTGGAGCTAATCGGCAAACACGGCTTTCTTGACTTCTAAAGCGGCTTCAGACTGTTTGGCGATGTAGACTCGTAGGCACAAAGCTGCTGCTTTGATGGCGTCATTAGGACTCATCTTAAGACGAGTTTACAACCTACGGTCCACTGCTGCTAGGCAGGGTTTAATTTTCGAAGGAGTGACCAGACCACCATACATAACTTCTGTTGTTATTGCGTATTAGGCGGATGGAACTGATATCACTTCGGTTTAATTCAGATACTTTAGCTACTATTTCTTCAATTTACCTTTCCACAACTGTTGGCCTAAGTATGCGGATTGGAAGTATCTGAGTGCCCAATGATTTTGAACGAAGCCATGCGTAACTTCGAACATCGGGACTTCTACGCTGACAGAATCCGGGGTGATGGTTGGCAGGGCTGGAACTTTCGCAAAGTTCTTGTAATCTTCTTTGGCCTTGCCTGTCGCGCAATACAATTCAAATGCAACTTGTCGCGCGTTGTCAGCGATTGGGATGGAAAGGATCTCCTTCATGATGATCTTATGTTCACCGAACTGGAATTCGTTAATAGCGGGTTCGAAAGATAATCTAACCTGTGGGTGTTAGTATCCTCCAGCAACATCATTATCTCTTGGCTTGTTGGTTACATAATAGTAACCCTGGTTGTTGCTTATTGTGAACGTTCCTTCTCCATCATAATATTAGTGGGTGCCCTCAATTGATGCATAAACGGGTCCACTCATATAAGCCCTGTTTCCTAGGGCTACGTGCTTGCAAATGTACTCAAAAACTCCTGGATACCACCAGCAATCATTTGCAAGCAAAGAAGCTCCAATCGTGAGAGGTGTCTTGAGATCGACATATTCTTTGTAGAGTTTCACGTTGGAGGGGGCAGTGTGCATCTTGTGATACACCTGGTCATAAGCTTCGACATCGGGGCGGTAAGCGTGGATGATCTGATTTCGGGAGTTGTCTTCCATCACTTCAGAAAGCTTATGAAACTTCGAACCAAGATCTACTACTTCGGTGACGCCTTAAGTTGCTCTTGCTACTGTTGTGTAATAGCAAAGGTTCGAAGCCGTACGGAGAAGGGGGTGTCCGTACGGAAAGAGAGAGGATGTCGCCTATTGAGCTTAACCAGAATTCATTGAACAGAAGTCTTTTAACCACAAATGTGGTACATATCTGGAAAACATCTCTTTTGCCTTGCCTCCATACTAATAGGTAAAATTAGCTTGGACAAGTTTCTCTCTTTTGAAAACATCACAGCAAGTCGTCTTCTGAGTTTCAGTTGCTTCCACTTTAGATGTGGGGTTTCTCGTTGCTTCAAGCAACGTAGCGAACTGTCTTGCCTTCAGTGTGTTTTCAGTTTTCGCCTGCTCTAATTTTTCGGATAAAAAGTCAGTGGGGCAGACGACGGCTGCTTACTCAGCTGTAAGCTTGCCGGCAGCAATATCCTTCACAAGGTCTTCAGACTTAGCGTACTTGACCAAACGTTCTTTCATTTCATACACAGAGTAGAAAGGATCGAAAGCGTTCAGATCAGGCTTCACCAAATCGAACCAGGCGCAGGAATTGATTTTATATCCGCTTATGCACGTGTCTCGAATGGGTGCAAACTTTGAATAAGCAGCTGCTGTCACCACGGTCCGTGCGTCTCGGGCTTGTAGAAAAAGGTCTCGATCTAAGTCAAGGTTTTTCTTCGCGGCCGCGAGATCGTTTAGGAAGGTAGTGAAAAGTGATTTGTATGTAGAGGAGTCTACTGGGTTAAGGAGCACCACAAAGTGGTCTGAATGACAAATCACTATAGCATCAGGTTTCTCCGATTCATTGAGCCAGTACGTCTTGAGACACAATTTCGCTGATGCAGTAGAAGCCGTAGATTTTAGGCTTCTAGAACTAGTCGGTTATTCTTTTGGGACATATTCAGTCTTCGATTTTGACTAGCTGGCAGACTTTTCTTTCTTAGAGTAAGTTGGTTTTCCGCTCTTGGTCTGCTTAGATTTTAAGGGTGCAGTTTCGACACATTTTAGGCAGTAAAAGTGGTAAGGTTTCTTTTAATCGAATGATTCACCACATTATTTACAGGTTCTGCCACCACTTAAATTATTCTCGGAGGAGATTATCAGTACGCTTCTTTTAGTAACTGAACCGAGATAAGGAACGGCCTTGGTCCAATCATAACTGTTTGGATGTTTCGCCTCCATCGGGGAGACTTCTTTAAAACACAAGGAACCGTCTGTTGCAACTGAGAGAGCTCGTAGGTACTCGTACCCACGTGAGGCTAACTGTTCAAAATCTCTCTTATTCCCTAGAACCTTTGGATTGCCTTCAATAGGCCCGTACTTGGTTGATATCCAATGTTCTGGTAACGATAATTAGGGAACGTCGTTGCAAGCAAAAGCGAAAGCATTAAAACCACAGAGTCCTCCTCCTACCGTGTGTAGGATGGACCAATCATTTGCAATTTCTTCGCCCAAGACTTAACGAACAAAAGGGTCTATGGGGTGGTTTTTATCTTTCGTGCTTATCTTCCTTAGTGCGGGAATGTCTGTGTCGCAACCCAAGTCTATCTCATCAATATAAGACGTTCGTAGTTAGAAGGGGGCAGCGCCTCCTCTAAGTACGGGGACCTCACTCGGGCGGAAGGAAGATAATTTGCCATGGACTCTAACACCGCGTGCTATAGCTTACCATCCACTACGCCAGTAGATGCAAGCCAACAACGTGATTACTACGGGGAGATAATCGGTGCTGAGGCCAAGAAGGAGCATAGTGTATGCAAACGGCCACAAGAAAATGTCTGCTTCATACTATGCAATCTTCTTCATCTGAACTCCGAAGGACCACTGGAGCACGGACAGAAGGGTGGTGAATTGATCAAATTCGGCGGGTAATCGCATGGATCGCTTCACTTACTCAATCTGTTTCAGATGAGGCTGCCTAACCGAGCTGGGTTTGTTCTTCAACCTAGCTAACTCTCTTCGGATTCTCTTTGGTTAGGTCTTAAAAGTCATGACACGAGTCTTACAAGCGTTGTCCTAACTTGCTTCTACAAGCTGGACCTCGGAGGTCATGATGGCTTCTGCGGAGACTTCAGACTCTTTTCGCAGCTTCTCGGCTTTTCTGAGTCTTGGGACATAGGGGGGAACCTGAGCGGGTTCTTTCTTCGCAGGTACGGCTATTTCCGGCACGTACTCGGGGATAACAAAAGCTGGCTTCGGAGCTTTATATGCACCGGCGAGCCCGTGTCCGACAGGCAATGCTCGGTGAGCTTTGTTATCGACTCTGACAGGTGAATCCATCCTGCAAATCTCGTCAGAGCCTGGCATTTTAAAGTACCTTGTTTTCGGTACTTGCTTTTGGCCTAGCTATCCGCTAGAAGGGCGGCGACGCCTCCTAGTTTTGGTATCGCATACGCCTAAAGGACTACCACCTCCCTTAGGTACAAAAATG